TCGCCCCATACCTCGCGGTATGCAACGCATGACTCGGGGACCTTGTGGATTGCTGGTCCTTCAATGGTCGGGGACTTTCACCCCTTGATCTCTACCGGTCTCCCGGCGCACACTGTATATACATACAGTACACACCTGATATTCAAATGTAAAATATTTTTTATCCGTCAATGAGAACACTCTGGCGCAGAGTCGTTAAGAGCATGAATTGTTAAAGCCTTGCTGTCAGTACCACTGCCGCCATTTGTCATCTTCCTGCAGCCGGTGTTTACGGTAAAAAATACGCAGCCCGGCACCTGAAGGAATGCTGCCGCCACGTAAAAGTAGATCCACTTCAGCATCGCTTGCATTAAATCCCCGGGAGCTGAGTTCTGCCTCAAGCTGCAGGCGCTGCTTTTCTGAAATGTTCTGTTTGTATGTTTTCTTCCTCTTCGGTTTTACCAGCCTTAGTCGCGCGGTAAGTTCCCGCCGTTCCTTCTGTCCCATATTGTAGAGATATTCCTGCAGCTCCTTCTCATCCATGGTTTTAATATCGGGTAAATCACCCCCTGATTTATTCACATTTTCAACAGGGGGACAGTTATTGCCACGAGTCCAAGGGGCGCAAGCGCCCTGGTCGGCTGCCGCCTCCTGAACGTCAACGGCCTTGCGAACCTTTTTCCACTTCACCGCGTGCGTGCAAATCTTGCCCTCGACAATCGGGGACCAGATGCCATAGATACGGATACCGTGATCGCCGTAGGCGCTCGGTTCGTCGTTAAGCTCATAAGCCGTGCGGACAAGGTGATGTTTGCGGGGAACCAGTACACCGCCCTGTTTCATGATGTAGGTGGCAAAGCAACCCGCATCTGCAGCCGCCAGTACTGCATCCAGACGCGGATTATCCAGTACCGGCGCACCTGCTTTGCGTTCGCCCTGCACTCTCGCCGCCTGACCAGCCAGCAAGCGCAGCTCGCGGTATGCCTGACGCCCCGGAATACCAAAGAAACGAAATTGCTGGACACGGTGCAGTGACGCCCAGGCGCTGACATGCTCGGCGCTGTCACGTAGTGATCTGCCGGTTTCTTTGCTGATTTCTTTAGCCAGCCCGCGCCCGTCGATGTTTTTGCTGATGTATTTAGCGATATAGCTGGTCGGCGTGCCCTTGCGCGGGTTGATAAGCTCGGACTTGAAGCGCGGCCCTGTATTGGTTCCCAGCTCCTCGCGGTCTTCACGGATGGCAAACTTACGCAGCAGCGCGGTGATGGAGCGGCGGTCTTTTTTGCGCATGAAGCACAGCAGGTGCCAGTGCACGGTGCCGTCATGGTGCGGCTCTGCCACCCGGACGCCATACCAGCGTAGCCCGGCCTTGTGCATTGCCTTACGGAAAGCGGCGAACGTATCAACCAGATAGTTACTGCTCTGCCGGACAGTGGCACTGGTCCACTTCGGATTAGGTCTGCCGTTGTTGAGGGTTGCGTGGAAGCGTGACGGGCAGGTGATGGTATAAAACACCGCGCAGTCTCCGCGCATTTCCGCGATCAGCTCCAGCCCCTTAACACAGGCCATCATTTCATTACGGCGGTGTGCCGGGTTGCTGTTGCTGGCGTTCACCACGTCTTCCATGTCCAGCGTGTCGCCGTCCTCGTTGACCAGCTCATGCGAGCGGAAGAACTCCAGCGATTTGCGGCGCTGCTCGCGCTTGTGGATCACGGCTTCGTAGCTGACATACGGTGATGCTTTTTTGTTTACCAGGCAGACGGCGCGCAGTTGTTCCTCCCGCCACTCGCAGCGCATCTGCCACAATTTGCGATACCACCAGTCCGCGCACAGCATACGCGCCAGCGACGGTGGGATCAGTTCATAGGGCACCGGCTTACGGCGGCGCTTTTTGCGGCGTAACTGCTCAAAGGCAGGCGGGATGACTTCAAGGCGCATCGCCTCTGCGGCAACCCTTTCCCATGCCTGGCGGATTTCTTCTGGTTTAACATCATCGCTGACAAACAGATCACCGCAGGCCGCATCAAGACACATGCTCATATGTGCCGCAACCAGTGTGGAAAGACGCTTAACCTGATCCTTATTCATTTCAGGCAGTACCAGCAGCCCCTCCAGCCCGTCATGGCTCGCCATGAACCGGAAAGAGGCAGGCACCTGACTGTCACGCACGCGCTCCAGCCGCTCAAGACAAGGCCTGATTGTTTCGCGCAGGTAGCGGGAATAGGCTTTTTCTCTGCCCAGACTATGGAAATATTTAATCCGCTCCAGTAGAGGCTTGCTGATATGGGACGGCATGGCGTTAACGTCAGCCAGAATGACCAGATCGGGATTAAAACGCTGCTGCTCGCGCGCCATTTTGGCACGACTAATCAGCTGGTCCTGCTCCATTTCGCGCTGGACAGGATCACGGGATTCATTGAAGAAATAGCGTTCCCAGACCTCATCGCTCAGCGCCTCACGGCGCAGCTGCTCATGCTCGTTATCCGCAGCGTAAAGAGCGATCAGGTTTGAAAGCGCAGACTCCGGCGCAACTTCCGCCGGGTCCAGATATGGGTTAACCGCTTTTTTAGGGTTACTCCATGAAAAGGCCACGGCGGCCTCATTCGAGCCGCCGGTGGTTGGTGCATTATGTAATGTGAATTTACTCACTGCCACGCCCGCACCTCAGTTTCCACCGAGATATCTGGACCGGACGCCAAATCGACACCAAACCAGCCTGCTGATTTTGTGGCGATGATTTCTGCTGCAGATTTACTCTCACCGGCAGCCACACCCATGCTGCGCTTTGCAGTGATGCGATGGCGGGTAAAATTACGATAAAGCGAACGTGTCAGGGACGTGTCGCTGCTGGACACGATAACCGGATGACCTTCTGATGACCGGCGCTCAAGAATAGACGCCAGATGATACTGATCGTCTTCTGTAAAACCGGCAGTGTGATAACCGCTAAATGTGCCATCGTATGGCGGATCACAATAAACAACATCACCAGCCTGCAGCAGCGCCAGTGTTTCATCATAGCTGGCACAGATAAACGTTGCGCGTTGAGCTTTTTCTGCAAAAGCGCGTATTTCACTTTCAGGAAAATACGGATTTTTGTAATTACCGTAAGGGACATTAAAATGACCGCTCAAATTATAGCGGCACAATCCACGATAACCATGGCGATTAAGATAAAGGAAAAATACAGCTTTCCAAAAATCGGTGATTTCAGCCGAATGATTAAAATCCTGACGGATGTTGTAATAAGACTCAGAGCTATTTGTGCCTGAAAAGAATCCTTTAGCATTTGAAATAAATTTCTCGCAGTCAAATGCAATATGCTTAAAAAGATTTATCAGATCTGGGTTAATATCCGCGACAAGATAATGAGGATAGTCTGTCGCCATCATTACAGCGCATGAACCCGCGAAAGGTTCAACCAGTCGCGGACCAGCAGGAAGGTGCTTAATCAGTTCCGGCATGATGGCGGTTTTATTTCCCGCCCATTTCAGGATAGTGCTCATACCGCACCTCCGTTGTAGTGTTTGCCTTTCAGCTCTGCGATTTCCTGACAGGTGACGCAGCATTGCACGCCCGGAATCGCGCGGCGGCGAGCTGGCGGGATCGGCGCATCGCAATCAATGCAGAGAACACGGGAAACGCCCGGCGCTTTATTGCGGGCGGTGTGGATGTGGCGCTGGCGTTCTTCTTCAACGCGCTGCTGTACGAGGTCCATTGAATCAGCCATCAGTGGATCTCCTGCGCTTCGTTCTGAATCTTCACAGCTTCCTGACGCAGTAGCTCAGCCGCTTCCGTGTGGTTAAGCTGACGTGACACGATACGGGCAGCTAAAGAATCCAGACGCGCAGCCATCACATCTGCGCGTCCACGGCGTTCTTCTTTGCGTGCCTCAGTCAGCAGCAGGTTGAGTCCAGCATCATCTGGTCCGGTTTTAGTGGTACGGGTTTCAGTATTTCGCATCGTTGTTTCTCCTGAATTTGGGTAATAAGAAGCCCGGCGGGTTTACGCCATTAATTTCTGTTGTGGATTAATTCGGCATGGTTAGCCGTTTGGGAAATAAGCTCACCACTGCACGAAAATGATTCATTGCTTTCACCAGTTCCCGCTTTTCGTCAGTAGTCAGATCACTAATATTGACGCCGTGACGTTCTGCCGGAATTTTTGCCATATAAAAAATGGCTGCCAGTGCCCGCTCATTCTTTTTATTATTTACGTCGCGTGGGTCGCGCATATCTTTAATAAACCTTTCAAGCTCCGGCTCAATATTCAGACCAAACACTTTAGCCCTCAATTCCGCAATATGGTTCAGTCCGTCCAGGCGTTCACCGGGGCTTAATGGAACAGTCGCCGTAGCGCCTTCAATAGCCATGATTTCCCCTGTTTGGTTGTGGACAGGTCAGCCAGCAGTTCATCCTGAGAGCGGCACGGGTGCCAGCGCTTGCCATCCTTCCCCATGATCCAGCCGTGGCCGTAATGCATTGCCGGACTTTGCTTAACGAGAAGTGACGCGAAAGATGGTTCTTTAGTCAGCATAATCACCTCAGATGATGCCGAACGAAGCGCCAAGGCCCGTTACGGTGTCCACCGCACTTGCCATTGCGGGGTTGGCCTGCAGGCGAGCCTGCATGGAAACGGCAGCCAGTGCCATCAGGCGAGTCACTGAGTTAATGCTGCTGATCACATCACGGCGTCCGGCAGCGGTTTTCACATCGCCAGTAACGGCACCGGCAGCAACGCGCCCTATCTCAGCGGTGGCGCTCATGACGTAGTGCGGCAGCTTCTCTTTTGCCACTTCGTTCATCGGTACGCATGGCAGGCAGTGAATCTGTGCTAGGAAGCCGTCAACCAGGGTGGAGTCCTCAGTAAGATCGGTAAGCAGCCAGATTTCAGGCGGCGTGAGCTGATGCGGCTGGTCCGGGTTCAGCTTATTGCGCAGCGTCTGGACATTCATTCCCGTGCGTTCTGCCAGCTTCGCCATGTTGTGACGCAGTGCGAAAGCCCGGCAGGCCTCTTCAAAGTGTGGATGTTTGGAAATCTTATAATCAAACATGTGAGCCCCTTAGAAAGTTCTCATAATTGAACTTACTGACCAACAACAACTCGGAAGTTGGAATGACCAAGGGACTCACGAACCTGATCGGTTTTATACATCAAGTAACGCAGGCTTACGCGGCCCTTGTTTTTATCTTTTTTAACCATGTACTTAGCTAGCTGGCCATGGTGGATTTTTTGATACACAGAACCGCGTGAAATGCCTTCCCATTCGGCAAATTCCGCAGGCGTAGCCATCTCTTTTGGTACACGAATTGAAATATCAGTACTCATAGTGCAGTATCTCTCAGTTAAGGTTTGGTTTATGTCGTTTTATCTTGTTTTATGTGATTCAACACTTGAACAATCGAGATACTACGATCCAATATTTGATACGTCAATAGGATTAAAAAATGATACAGGTGAAGGCTGGCGAGAATACAGGGGGTAGAGAGGCTATCCATAGGTTGATGGCTGCCTATAATTTCAAGTCCCGACAGCAGCTATGCGATCACTTAGGCGCATCTAAAAGCACTATGGCAAACAGATACTTAAGGGACAGTTTTCCTGCTGAATGGGTGATCCAATGCGCTCTTGAAACAGGCGTTTCTTTACTCTGGCTAACCACAGGACAAGGCGAACCAGGAACAAAAATTGATGATAAAAAAAGTATCAATTTCGTGAACTCCAGCAAGGTAAAACCCCTTTCTGAGCTTGTATCGCCAGAGATCGACAAGGCTAGCCTTATAGGAGGTTCGTTGGTTGAAGCCGGGAAGGCCATCATTGATAGCAGCCTGCTTCCCCCTGACTCAAGCGAGCTACTTCTCGTAAATACCAATGGCGATTCATATTTAGTTGACCGTAACCAGACACCACCAGTGAATGGGATGTGGTTGGTCGATATCGACGGGATAAAAAGCATTGTTAAGCTAACTCGCCTTCCCGGAAACAGATTAGTTGTACATCAAGATGATTCTTCGTTTGAGTGCAGCCTGGATGATATCGAGGTTGTTGGCCGCGCATTGAAAATCATTAAGTGCCTTTGATATGACCATCAGAAAACAGCCGAACGGAAAATGGTTGTGCGAGTGTTACCCGAACGGGCGTGACGGCAAGCGCGTGCGCAAGCAATTTGCGACAAAGGGCGAGGCTGTAGCTTTCGAAAACTTCACCATGGATGAAGTGAACAAAAAGCCGTGGCTGGGTGAAAAGGAAGATCGGCGGCGTTTGTCAGAATTGATTGAGCAGTGGCACTCCCTTTACGGCCAGACGCTCGCAGACCCCAAGCGCCTAATGGCGAAACTGAATATTATCTGCAATGGCCTGGGCGATCCCGTAGCCTCTGAGTTAACCGCCGGTGACTTTACAAAATATCGCGAAGCACGATTAAAAGGTGAAGTACGTAACGAAGACGGCGCGCTGATGTCGCCAGTAAAGCCCCGCACGGTAAACCTGGAACAGCGTAACTTATCATCCGTTTTTGGCACCCTGAAAAAGCTGGGCCACTGGTCAGCGCCTAACCCGCTCGCCGGGCTACCAACATTCAAAATCGCAGAGGGGGAACTTGCGTTCCTCGCCCAAAACGAAATTAAACGCCTGCTTGATGCCTGCGCTGACTCTCAAAGCCCCAGCCTATTAATGATCGCAAAGGTATGCCTCGCCACCGGTGCGCGGTGGAGTGAAGCCGAAAACCTGCAGGGCCATCAGTTATCTAAATACCGGATCACCTATACCAAAACCAAAGGCAAGAAAAACCGAACCGTACCGATATCAAAGGATCTGTATGACGAACTCCCCAAAAACAGAGGGAAGCTATTCACCCCATGCAGAAAAGCCTTTGAGCGTGCAGTAAAGAGAGCGGGTATCGACTTGCCTGAAGGGCAGTGCACGCATGTGCTGCGCCATACATTCGCTAGTCACTTTATGATGAACGGCGGAAATATTCTTGTACTGAGAGATATTTTAGGGCATTCAGATATAAAAATGACGATGGTCTATGCCCATTTCGCACCAGAACACCTTGAAGATGCTGTTACTAAAAATCCATTATTTAACTTAAAGTGATAAATAAATGATACTTACTCAACAAGAACTCGATGAAGAACTTGATGACCTCTTTGACACAATTAGAAGAAAATCAAGTATTCGACCACCAATTGAGATTGAAAAAAATCTTACTTTGATAGATGACTTCACTATTAAATGCAATAAATTTCGTAGTTGTTTAATAGATTACATTAATGGCAATGATAACAGGCTAAGTTCACGCTTGCGCACGAGACTTAGGGCTGTAGATATTTTACAGAAAGAAATCGTTTCTTGTTTAGAATGTTTCTTATCAGGAGATATCAAGTCGGCGTATGACTCATTCGAAAACATGCTCGAACCCCGAACTATATCTCGCCATATTGAAAATATATGCATACCTCTTTCTGAGTTATGTAATGATGATGAACCATTATTTCGCGTTAGAAAATCTGATGCACCACTTGCATCAAGAAGAGATATGTTTCATATTCCATTCAATCAGCGCCACCTTGTAAGAGCACAGAGATTTTCTGTGGCTGGTCTACCCTGTTTATATTTAGGAACTTCTCTTTACATCTGCTGGAGAGAAATGGATAAACCAGATTTTGACAAGTTATATATATCTGCCTACAAGATCGACGAAAATGATGATTCAATGGTACTAAATATAGGGCCAGATTTTTTATATAAAAAGAGATCTATCTTAGAATCAAAAAGAAGGAACAGATATGATTTCAATACTAAACTTTCATATTTAGCACTTTGGCCTTTGATAATTGCATGCAATTATTTGAAAAAATATGACAATGCTTCTTTTATACAAGAATATATTATCCCCAATCTTTTAATGCAATGGATCAGCCGAAACAGCGACGAGGATGTTGTTGGTATAGCCTACCGTTCAACAAAATTACCTGCTAATGCTTTGGGTAGCAGAGGAATAAATGTGGTGCTTCCTCCAAAAGTACGTTACGAGGAGATGGCCAAAAATGAATTTTGTCCAAATTTAGCGAAAATTTTCAAATTCACATTACCCGTATCCTGGCAGGTTTTAAAAACAGTTGAGTACTTACCTGAGTCAGTTGCACAATCCAATCGAGAGTATCTCAGCCGAAGGTTGCGAAGAAGAAAAGATCGTGCGCTTACAGGAAGCATAGATGATGAAATTTTGAACATTTATCCTTTAACTGACTTTTATAAACTCGAAACTTGCATGGATGAAATTCAAGTATATGACCATATTAAACCATGATCGTAATGGCGACACATTGGCGGCAGAGCATTAAAAACGCATAAAACGGACAAACACCAAATAACACTAACACCCTGTTTTAAAACGTAAATTACTGTTTTAACTATAGTAAAAATGGTATGTAGGAATTTCGGACGCGGGTTCAACTCCCGCCAGCTCCACCAAATATTGATGTACTGAAGTTCAGTAAAGTCTACTAAGCCCGCACAGCACAAGCTCTGCGGGCTTTTTTACGTCTATGGTAGTCTACCGAGAATTGCTAGAAGCTACTCGTTATGGCACCCTTTTTGGGACCCAACATAAAGGGTCCAAAACTTGAGGGTCCCAAAATGGCAAAAATCGCTAAGAAGCTTACTGACACTGAAATCAAAAGCACCAAGCCAACTGACAAAGAAATCAACTTGTTTGACGGTGATGGTTTGATCCTACGAATCGCTCCCCTCTCGAAAGGAGGGAAGAAGAATTGGTATTTCAGGTATGCAGTGCCGGTGAGTAAGAAAAGGACCAAAATGAGCCTTGGGACCTACCCTCACCTCACACTGGCAAGAGCAAGAGCCTTGCGAGATGAATACCTTTCCTTGCTTGCGAATGGTATAAATCCACAAGTTCATAACACCCAGAAAGCCAATGCCCTGAAAGATGCCACGGAACACACATTTCAAGCAGTAGCCAAGAAGTGGCTTGATGAGAAAGTCAAAACGTCAGGCATCTCCCAGGATCATGCTAACGACATTTGGAGAAGTCTAGAGAGAAATATCTTTCCAACGTTGGGTGATACCCCCATTAAGGAGATTCGCCCTAAAATGCTTAAACAGCATTTAGACCCCATAGAAAAACGAGGTGTCCTTGAAACACTTCGCCGCATCATATCCCGCCTGAATGAAATTTTCCGCTATGCAGCAACAGAAGAACTCATAGAATTCAATCCGGCTGACAATCTTGCCCAGAGATTTAGTAAGCCGAAGAAACAGAACATGCCAGCCCTGCCCCCAACCGAACTCCCCCGCTTCCTTACAGTGTTAAACAACGCCTCAGTCCGTATGGAGACACGATTGCTGATTGAATGGCAGTTACTAACCTGGGTTCGTCCCGGCGAAGCTGTTCGTGCAAGATGGGCCGATATAGATACTGACAACTCAATGTGGAACATACCATCCGATTTTATGAAAATGAAGAAGCCACATAAGGTCCCATTAAGTAAAGAAGCTTTGCGAGTATTGGATTCAATGAAAGCGATAAGTGGGCATCGTGAATGGGTGTTTCCCAGCATAAAGGCTCCTCTTAACCATATGCATGAACAAACAGCTAATGCTGCCATAATCCGTATGGGCTTTGGGGGAGAGCTTGTAGCCCATGGAATGAGATCTATTGCACGAACGGCCGCAGAGGAGTCTGGTAAGTTCAGGACAGATGTCTTAGAAGCGGCCCTTGCCCACTCGAAGAAAGATGAAATAACTGCAGCTTACAATCGTGCTGAGTATCTCGCGGAACGGGTAGTTCTCATGCAATGGTGGAGTGACTATGTGCAAGCTCACAGGCTAAAAGCTATTGCAGCTTAATAATTAAAAAACACATAATAAACAAATGTAATTACTAGAATTGCATCTCTATTTTTCAACGAACAACTTAGAACCATACACCCAGCATTAACCAATTAAAGCCCTGTTTTAGCTTCTGAGATTAAGCAATAGCTGGTCAAATAATTTCAGAAGCTTTTTTTTGATCCAAACCAAACAACACTACTTAACTCATTGTATATATTGCTTTTTTATGTTAGCAATAAATACAATGTACAGCATACATGCATATGTTGGGGCGGTAGCATTTAAATGTACAATTCTCATCCGTAAAGTTCACACAGCATTTATGAATAAGGTTGGTCTATGAGTGAAAATAAACTGTTTGATAATTATGAGATTATAGAAAGAAATCTACTAAAAACAGAATCAAATAAAAATATTCCTGAAGTAATTCTTACCCTTAAAGATGGAGAGAGTTACATTATCAAACATTGGCCAAGAAATACCTCAAGTGATGAACAAGTTCTTGAAAGTATTTGGCAACATGAATTACGACAACTACAAAGGTTAAAGGGATATCCTGGAGTAGGAGATTATATAGTAAATCCTGTTGAATCAAAAAAAACAAATGAAGGGTACTATCTTGTTTTAAATTCTGATGGAAGAGTACCTACTTCTTACTTATTGAATAAAAGAACATTATCTCTCCCAAGAAAAAGCCACTGGCTCACCCGTTTAAAAGATCCAGCAGTTAGAATCAGATTCTGGAAAAATATCTGTAGAATTACAAATGCTATTGGTTTGCTTCATGCGCAAGGGTTGTTACATCGACATTTAGATGAAAATTCAATTCTAACATATGATTATGAATCAGATGATTATAACGATTTTCAATTGACCGGCTTCGAGTGGTCAATCCGAATGCCTACACTTACCAGAGCTAAAATTGAGCCTGTTGGTGAACACGGTAAAATATCAACTTTTGCTACAGATTGGATCGATTTAGGAATTTTAATAGCAAACTTTTTAAAAATAGATATAAATGAAATTAAATCTCTGCAGTTCCCAGCAGAATACTTCATTTCTAAGTACGATCTGACAATTAGTGAAGTAGCTATAATTCGTAGTCTATTAGGAATCCAACCTATTCAGCAAAATGCTATAAAAGAACTTCTTGGTGAAAAAGATATTCTACAGTTTTTAGATGGTATAATTGATGAGCTTACTGAATTCTATAAAAAAACGAAAACTATTCATGGGTTAGCAATAAACACTAAGTATGAACAATCTGATAATACCAAAGATAAAAAAGAGCTATTTCACTGCATACAAAAAATAATCTTTGAGAAAAGTGAATTCACAATATCCAGAGATGACTCTGATATAATAAAGAGTTTCGTAAGCGAAGATTTATCAGATTCACCAGTATTATTTGTTAATACCTCAGAACACAATCGATATGATGTAGTATTGAAAGGGAAAGAACTTTTTTATGTACTAACACCATTTCAACCTGACCATCGAACGAGTGACAAAACATGGGATTTAGGTTATTCACAATATGCATATTTAGAGTTGCCAAATAGATTCTTTGGTAAAGATAATTACATTGAACTAAATAGTAATAATATATCATGTTATACTCATTACGAAGCCAGGAAATTTTTGAATAGTAATGATAACTCATTAAGCCTACTGTCTTGGGAAATGATTTTCAAAGATATAGGTAAAACTAAAAACAAAAGAAATGAAGAACATCTTCGATTATTGGAGGGCCTAACTGCCGTTCATATTACAAATATCGCATATGCAAAAGCAGAAATTTTCCCTGTAGAAAACATCAGTGAAGAAAGCGAACCAGATAATATTAGCTCATGGATCTTTAAATTCATTCCCAAATTTGACGAAACAACGGAGGAACTGTCTAAGTCGCTAAGTATTGACTCACCATCTGTCAGGCTTGAAAAAATTATAAATAGTAGTGAAAACAACGATAAGGTATCTTGGAGTTTAGTAGACAATAATGATTTCAGTAGAGTTGACGAAGAGATTCTTTTAGAGTTTTATGGCTATGAAACAGATCAAGACAATCAAGAAATATATAGCTTCATCTCTAAAAAACCTCTTCCAGAATGGAGGAATTTTTATATTGTTCCCGACTCGATTGAAGGAACTCTGCGCCAAATAACAAGACATGCAAATACATTGGATATGCTTGAAAATCATATCGAATTGATGAATGTAATTACTTCCCCTAATTCAAATCTCACAGTAAGCAATGAAGATATAAATGCAAAAGATATAATGGACTCATTGGATGAATCTAAACAAAGAGTTTTTACAAAAGTATTATCAACATTGCCAATGAACCTTGTACAAGGTCCACCGGGAGTAGGTAAAACTCACTTAGTCAAAGCAATTTCTAAATTTATCTTTAAAGAAGAACCTAATAGCAGGATACTCTTTACTGCACAAAGTCATGCAACCGTTCAACATCTATATCACGAAGTTGTCAAAGATTTACTTACTGAAAACAAACATACAAATGATCCCATAATTATTAGATGCAACAAAATATCTGGCGAAGATAATATAATATTAAACAGTGCCGATGAAACTGGATTAGAATATTTGCGGAAGTTCGTAGAAAGCCCTTTATACAAAAACTCTTCCAATCAAAGTTTAAAAAGTAATATTTCCAGTTTGCTTAAAGCTCCTCCAGTAAAGAGATACCCACTAATTAATCAACTAATTAAATCAGCAAGCTTAATATTTGCTACAACTAATTCAGATTATGTAGAGAGAATGATAAAAGAAAGAGCACAATTTGATTGGTCGATCATGGAAGAAAGTGGAAAGGTTACAGGTATAGAATTAATAAGCCCACTTTTATTATCCTACCGACGATTAATGATCGGTGATCACAATCAATTGCCACCGTATCGTTCAATTGAGTTAAGAAACATTTTAACCAATAATACAAAACTTAAAAACACCTTTGAAGAAGTTGACAGCATAAGTAATTTTAAATTAAAAAATGAACTAATGCGTAATAGTCACTTTTCATCAATAACCGATGATCAAGCAAGAGAAATAGGATTACGGGCAGCCAAATATGTAAATCTATTTGAATCTCTTATTATTGATGATGAAAGACAAGACGTAATGTATGAAAAAATAAAGGGAAAAGATTATAAAAGAAACAATAAATTATCCTCAATGCTGTCAGTCCAGCACCGTATGCATCCTCATATTGCAGAAGTGATTTCAAATGTTTTTTATAACAACAAATTAGTTACCGATAAAGATAAAGAAAGGAAGTATCTTACAGAAGATTTTCAATCAGTACTTAACTTAAAAGAGGAATCTCACCTCACAAATACACCAGCACTGGTATGGATTAGTCAACCAGATGTACAAAAAACTAAAGGTAACAGAGCAGGAGAGCATACACCAATCTGGTCAAACGAAAGTGAATGTAAGGCAATCATAGATATTCTCAAAGATTTGGACAAGAACTCCAACCCAACAAAAAAAATAAAGTTGGCAATTCTTTCTCCATACTCAAATCAAGTTAAATTAATTTCAAAGCATATTGAAATTGAAAAGAAGAAAAATCAATTCAAAACACTTTTAAATAATTACATTCCACCAGATGATAATGATGGTTATTGCCTTACTGTTGATTCGTTCCAAGGTGGCGAAGCTGATATTGTCTTAATTTCATTAGTACGAAACAATGGTAAAAGCACAATTAAGAGTGCATTAGGATTTTTATCAGATCAACGCCGTATAAATGTTTTACTTAGTAGAGCAAAGTACAAATTGATCATAGTCGGTTCATATGAACTCCTTAAGGCTTGGTCTAATCGTATATCCAGAGAGAACTCAAAAGAATATGATTTTATTCCAAGACTAACTGATAAACTGGATTTGTCTTTAAATGAGAGAAAGCTTTCATTAATTACATCAAACTTTATAACAAACAAAGGAAATAAAAATGAAAAATAAAAACATATATGTTAAAATTCCTTTTCATTATGGAGTTCATAAATTCAAAATATTTAAAGGCCATAGATGGGGAGCTTTGGATCATTTTTTACTTCAAGAGATTAGCCTTCAACCCTATCCTATAGAAGAGCTATCATTAAAATCTAATCTTCCACAACGGCTCATAATTGAAATAATATTGCCATTTATGAAATTGGGTTGGGTTGAATTAGTTGAATTGAATTCTAAATACAACTTCAGGATTACCAGCAAAGGAAGGAGTGTTGCTAATCGTGAGGAACTCCCTTATGAAAGAGAGCCACTGGAATCTACTCGGAAGTTTTTAATAGATCCAATCACAGCAAAATGTTATCGAGTAAATGCAAGAAATCAAAACTATCAGATATATCCTACATCAAGAGCAAATGAATTACTTAAGAATAAACACTCGATATCAACAGAACTCAAAATTAAAAATCCCAAACATTCACCGTTCACATCAGACATTCTAAATTGTGTTGAAGATACTGACGAAGAGGTTATAGGGTATGAGGAAAGAGCTAATGATAGACCTTATTATCAAAATAGAACTTTTGCTATAGCACAAGTTGATGAAGCAGATAACATAACGGGTGTTCCATCTGATATCTCAAAAGAATTAGCCGTAGATATTATCGCTGCAGCTAATATGAAACGAAGTGAAATAAATACTAATATAGACTCTCTTAGCCAGAACTCAAAAATAAGCACTTATAATACCGAGTCTTTTGAAAATAGATTTGAAGAACATTATATTAATGAAACTGAATTCCGAATAATATCAGGTTCAGAAAGCCATCGAGATCATCTTATCGCGATGATCGATAAATCTGTTAGTAGAATAATTATCCATTCAACTTTTATACACTTAAAAAACTTTGAATCAATCTTTCAGAAATTAACTGATGCTGCTAAACGCGGAGTTCAAGTTGATATCTTATGGGGCCAAGAAGAACCCGATGATGAGAGAAGTATCGGAAGTTATAACCAATTTCTTGAGGGCCTTAAGTCTTATAGAGAAGAAATTATAAAGCTTGGTTTAACTTCACTTTTTACAATACATTCAGATCCGACAGGTTCTCATGCAAAGGTTATAGTATGCGATACCATGGAGTTCGGGTATTGTTCAACTATTGGTTCATGTAACTGGTTAGCAAGTGGATTTAATAGATATGAATGCTCTGTTTTCGTAACAAATGATACCTTAACGACTGAAGTATTAGATATTTTGAGCATCATTTCTAAAGGAAAATCCAGAGTATCAAACAACTTAAGCAAATCTATTTCAGCCATTTCATACGAATTGAAAAAAGCTTGTGAGCATTTTTCATCAGAAGCTTCCTCGAACAAAAATGTAAGAATTAAAATCATCACAAAAAATGAGCATCATGATTTTGTTTTAGATGCAAGAGACAAAGCAACAAAATCAATATTTATTGCGAGCCATAGAATTAGTAATAATGCAGAAAGACCTATTTTAACTCCCTTGATAACATCAATGACAGCCAATAGCAGTCTTAATATTAACATGTATTACTCATCTCTTAGTGGAGGTATCAATACACAGCAACTTGATGACATGAGTAACTCTTTAAGAAAAAATGGAATTACTTTAGAGAAGAAGAAAGATCCTATTTCTCACGCAAAAATATTATCATGGGACAATGACAACATTTTGATCACGAGTCTCAATTGGCTATCAGCCTCAGCTTACGGAAACCCATATGATGAGCTTGGGATCTTTATTGAGCAAAAGGATATTTTTAATATCATAAATAGTAACTTTAATTAATTTACCCCCCCTATTTGGGGGGCATGATAACAACATTATATGAATATCAATCACACAACTTTATACTCTAACAAATTTAAAGTTTTATCAGGTTTGCTTATGAAGAATTCACAATTTGAAGGTTCATCTTTTTCAAAATAAATACCATCTAATTCTGTATCCAGCTCACTTAAAGATTTGATCAGATCAAGATTGATAGTAAAATGATTTGGAGGAGACTCATAAAAACTAGCAAATTTTACCATGTGCCCCCCCTTAAACTTTAGCAATTTAAGTTTAAATTTTGGGTTGCATTTATATAAATACGGAGTCAAAGATTTTGCTTGCTCACTCTGAGCCCCAAAATATTTATATGATAAAGCACAAGCTTCACTTATTCCGAACCAACAACCATTGGGGAAGGTAGGCTTAGCCAACCATGAGACCCTATAAATACTATCTATTTTGCTCAACTCAACTCGTGTTAGCCCATCGAAGTATTGTATGTAGTTATCAATAACTTTGTTAGTTAATGAAGAGTTCATTCGCCATCCCATTTTCAAAAGGGATACTGTATACTTTCAGACCATTAATATCAATGAGTAAAATTAAAGGCGATATTTTTTTAATTTCTTTTTAAGACTATTGATATATCGTTTATCTAATATATTATCCAATTGATTTTGTTCATATTGAGCCTTCAATTCATACAACTTTTGACGAATATCTCTAGTCGAGTATGGAATACATATTCCCCACTCAAAAATCTGATACTCACCGGTTTCTTTAAACAAATCATCATTCTTTTTTGGAAGCACTTCTCTTTTAATGTTATCAAGCCCATCCTGCTGTATTAAGTATGTTATTATATCAGCTAAGCTTCCAATTGTTAGATTATTTATAAATCCCGCAGAATTATTTATGCATCCATATTCATTAATAAATTTTTTTATTTCTTCTTGTGTCACCCACTCCCCCATATTAAAATCAGTCGAATATCTTCACTTACAAACCTCTTATCAAAATTATGTTTTTTGTCAATAAGCAAGGGCTAACTCATCGAAGCTCCGCTTCTTTGCGTTCCCTTGTTTTTCGCCCTTCGGTTGAAAAATATCAGCCATTACATTTTAATATTTCGCTCATTCAGTTTCGTATAAAACTATCAAACTTAGTATACTCAGTTATATAGAAGGTTAATGATACAACAAAACCTTTACCATCATTACTTTTTATGTTATGAAATGACCATTGCACTGATAGTGGTCAAACAAATGAAAACAAGAGACAAACCTAAATTCAAAATACTTTCAGTAGAAAAAATTGAATCCTCTCATGAAATAGCTCAATGGCTTATGCAATTTAATAGCAGCCAAAAAGCAATTGCAAAAAACATCTTGAGCAAGTTAACTTTTGTAAGTAGAGATGAGTTTACCATATGGCTTCAAAAGAGCATTTCTGATTTACCAAAAAATAAAAATTATGCCCTTTATTCAGTTCGCAAATTAGATCCAGACAAACAAGTATTATGGGACCTTAATGGTGATGTTGTTAATAGACCAGGTCATTCGCAAGGTAGCGAAGACTTAGTATATTCAATTATTTCAAACCTTGTGCGGTCTAATAAAACTATGTTTTTAGATCATCCATCTCTCAATGATCTGAAAAAATCTAAAGTCAACGATTTTTTACTTATTGATGATTCGATTGGTAGTGGTGATAGAGTATCCGGATTTATTAATGCCATGCTCGATAACCCTACCTTTTTAAGTTGGTGGAGTTTAGGATTAGTAAGATTAACTTTAATTTCTTTCGCCAGGACACTAGGTTCTGAAAATAGAATAATCAATACTATTCGCGGCTCAGACCATGGAGTAAGAAAATATAGAAAATCTGAAAAAATCAATTTCATAAGTAACATCGTATATAATGAAAATTGGTTAGAAACTCGGTGGGGTGAGCAGTATAATGAAATAATCAATCTTTGTAAAAATCAAACCAAAATTCCTTCATGGGCTCGTCTTGGCTATGGTAATGTTTTATCTAATATAATTTTCTATCATAGTGTCCCTAATAACCTTCCTGGAATACTATGGTTTTCTAATAAAAAATGGCAAGGACTAATGCCTGATAGAGCAATTCCAGGATGGCTGCTTGCCTTGTTAGAAAATGGAACAAAGCATAACACATCCCCCCATTCATCTTTATCTCCCGAAATTATAAATTTACTAAAACTTATAAAAAGAGGTGTCAGAGATAACAAAAGCATTGCCTTACGTTTGAATGTTGATTGTTCGTATGTAGAAAAACTACTCATATATGCAGAGACATTAGGACTATTGACAACTCAAAAACGACTATCTAAATTCGGACTTGACAAACTTTTAAATTCTAGGCATGTTAAAAACGATAGTGTATGGGATTTTGGTCTTTACATTCCAGAGTCTTGGTGTGCTGATCAGCACTCCGTTCAGCCGTTAAACAATGATGAGTGAAATTCACCGCTTGTTTGACAGAATCTGTTGTGGCTTTTGTTACAACGGATGGGGATGTTGGAGAAACATCTCTGGAAAGATCTGACGCAAAGGCGGCTACGCCGCCCTTCAATGTCATACATTAACGGCCATCGAGGACTCGGAAAATGTATGACACTGATGGCCCCCTGGGCTCAAAGGATAGGTGAATGGAAATCTGGTCAGCACACCAACTTTATCAAAATGCAGAGTCATCCTTAGGGAAGACACAGGCTCTAAATTTAAGAAATTATGCAAGTAATCTGAAGAAAAATAATCTCCCTGTAATTTTTACATTACGCCATCTTTCAAAAATTACTGGTGTTGATTATCGCTTGCTACGATCCACTGTATCACGCCGCCGTGAATCAGCAAATTATCGCATGTTTGCTATAAAAAAACGTTCAGGTGGAAGACGCCATATTCATGCTGTAACTGGCGAGATATTTAAAGTACAGCATTTCATCAATAGTGAAATATTAAAAAAGTTAGTTCCCCATAATACTTCTTTTGCTTTCCATCCTAATGGTGGCATCAGAAAATGTGCCGAACAGCATTGTGGTGCTAAATGGCTCTTCCAATTCGACATTTCCGATTTCTTTTATTCAATAAATGAATCTGATGTTTATATGGTTTTTAAAAATGCTGGATATCGGCCATTAATAGCATTTGAACTATCAAGGCTATGCACAACTATACGTTTACCACAACATTTACAATCTCTAATTTCTGTTCCTAAGCACTCAACTAAGGAATATAAGCTTTACGGACAAAATAAAGAGAAGAACCTTTTTTGGGACATATCAGAACCATGGCCGTTAGGAGTGCTACCTCAAGGGGCACCGAGTAGCCCAATGCTTAGTAATTTAGCCACTGTAAAGTTAGATATTTCTCTATCTGAATATGCTAATAAATATGGCTTCACTTATACTCGATATGCTGATGATATAACATTATCCTGCGGTGGTACTCTACCCGACGGTGTTTCGGTTGGAAAAATAAAAAATAACATTATCAGCATCATTCGTAAGCACCATTTCAAAGAAAACGTAAGCAAAATAAGAGTAGCTGGACCTGGTTCAAAAAAAATAGTTTTAGGATTACTTGTTGATGGCAATGTCCCTCGATTGTCTAAACAAACTTATAAACGTATTGAACGTCACCTTTACTCAATAAAAAAATTTGGTCTATCAGAAGTTGCAAGACATGAAAAATTTGACTCTCCAATTGGCTTTTACAATCATGTCGCAGGTCTGATTGCTTTTGTAAAGGATGTTGATAATGCAAGATGGCTGGAGTTTAGTCAAAAGTTTGTTTCAATAGATCATCCTTAACTTTAATTTAGGGAATCTTTGAATACTTTATTTCAGAGGGATTTATTTTTAGCACATTAAACCCATATATCAAAACCGTTCTGCTATTGACTAATGGGAAATAATAACTATCATTAATCATATTAAATCATATAAAAGGAACTTATATGGCTAAATTAAGATCAGATGACAGAATTAGAATACATTGCATAAGTGTTCGACTCAACAACAATGAATTACAGATTTTAAATATTAAACGAGGTAATAAAAGTAAAGGTGAATGGCTCCGCATGTTATTTCTGCAAAACCTGCCACCAGTAGTACCGACAATTAATACTGAAGCCTGGAAAAAATTGTCTGACATATCACAAAAGTTGAATCGTATTTCTCTCCATATCGACAGTAAGAGTAAAGATAGCCAGCTTACTCATACAGAGCTTTTCGCTGTCAAACGACAACTGCAAGAGCTTCGCCAGCACCTGCTAAATGCTGAGATATGGAGCAAACCCTATGAAGGGTATGCAGAAGATCAAAAGGGGTATGAGCTTCGCTGGTGTTGTTCGTTATGCATTGCAGCCAGGAGTACATCATAAAAGCGATCCAGTCGTAATTGGGGGCAATTGATCTTACCCAGCAATAGTGGACACGCGACTAAGTGAGTAAACTCTCAAGTAAGAGGTGACTCACATGACAAAACTAGCATCAACCGCCAAAAAGCCACGCAAGCAGCACACGCCTGAATTTCGTCAGGAAGCCCTGAAACTCGCTGAACGCATTGGGGTGGCCGCTGCCGCCCGCGAACTTAACCTGTATGAATCACAGCTCTACAACTGGCGAAGCAAACAGCAAAATCAGCGTTCTTCTTCTGAACGCGAGCAGGAGATGTCCGCTGAGATCGCCCGTCTGAAACGTCAACTGGCAGAACGGGATGAGGAACTGGCCATTCTCCAAAAGGCCGCGACATACTTCGCGAAGCGCCTGAAATGAAGTATGTCTTCATCGAAAAACATCAGGCTGAGTTCAGTATCAAAGCCATGTGCCGTGTACTTCAGGTTGCCCGTAGCGGCTGGTACGTCTGGCATCAGCGTCGTCATCAGATAAACCGGCGTCAGCAGTTCCGCCTTGTTTGTGATAACGTCGTCCGGGAAGCATTCAGTGACGCAAAACAACGCTATGGTGCGCCACGCCTGACGGATGAGCTTCGTGCTCAGGGACGGGTGTATAACATAAAAACCGTGGCGGCCAGCCTGCGTCGGCAGGGACTGCGGGCGAAAGCCTCGCGCCGGTTCCGTCCGGTCAGTTACCGCGAACATGGTCTGCCAGTCTCAGAGAATCTGCTGAAGCAGGACTTTTACGCCAGCGGCCCGAATCAGAAGTGGGTGGGTGACATCACGTATCTTCACACTGGTGAAGGCTGGCTTTATCTGGCCGTGGTTATCGATCTGTGGTCGCGGTCAGTCATTGGCTGGTCGATGTCCTCGCGGATGACAGCACAGCTTGCCTGCGATGCGTTACAGATGGCGCTGTGGCGGCGTAAACGTCCGGAAAATGTCATCGTGCATACAGACAGAGGCGGTCAGTACAGTTCAACGGATTACCAGAGCTTACTGAAACGCCATAATCTGCGGGGGAGTATGAGCGCCAGAGGTTGTTGTTACGACAATGCCTGTGCGGAAAGCTTCTTCCATACGCTGAAGGTGGAATGTATCCACGTAGAGGACTTTGTCAGCCGGGAAATAATGCGGACAGCAGTGTTTAATTATATCGAGTGTGATTACAATCGGTGGCGTCGTCACAGTGCCTGTGGCGGTCTCAGTCCGGAACAATTTGAAAACCAGAACCTCGCTTAGGGTTGTGTCCATATTACGCGGGTAGGATCACCCCAGCGCTTCGAAGAGTTCCCCCCTGCCCAGTTTAACCACGGCATAATGCAGCCAGATCCAGGCCCGGGACTCAAACCACTCCGGCGTCATGTTCGGCCAGTGCGCGCTAAATTTTG